ATTTAGAAATACAGCCATGAGATTATTCCTCGTCTTTCTTAGTGGTTGCTGGCTTTGGTGCGGTTGGTGCTACCTGCCCGATTTTGATCAGGAAGGCTTCGTTTTCTTTTTCCCACTCGGACATATTAACTCCAACTCGTAAGGATTGATACGGACATCTCGCAGCTGAGCAGTTCCCCGCTTGCAACATTGAGAATACTTGGTGCGCTTATTGCGCCTACATTATAGGTCAAAGATGATGCAGCGAGCTTTGCGAACACGCCACAGACTGTATCCTCGATGCCGTTAAGGTTTCCCTCATTGTCAAAGAGTGGCACTGTCATGATGATCTTAAAGTTAGCCATTGGACTAATGCCAATGTGTTGATTGTTGGTAGGTGTCAGATAAGGATCATCTGGAGATACAATTACAGAGTTAGCAAGAACTGTGGCGGGTGGAAAAGCAAAAGTCTGCCACTTAGCGTTATCGACTAAAGCCGTTGCTAAAGTAGTCCGAAGTGTAGTGATAGCAACAGGCATCAGCCAAGCATCGATCCCGGTGATAAGCAATGGGCAATCATGCCCCTGATCTTCGCCAGCAATTGCGCGGACATCCGATAAGGGGATGGCTGGAAATCGACTGCGTTACTGCCTGAAAGAGTGGCTGTACGCGCTTGCCAGATCTCAACAGCGATCATCAAAGCTGCTTGCTGTACTGCTGTATCGGTCGCATAATCTGTAACAGATCCTGCAACAATTCCAAAAGGTTGGACGGCATGAACGCCTTGATCTGCTCCAGTGGCAGCATATGAAAGTGAACCTGAACCAATTTTTGTGATGGTCTTTGTTCCATTATAAGGACTGCCGTTTTTTGTAATAATTACGCTTTGTCCGACATAAAAATCTTGAGAAATGTCTTGATTAAAATAAAGAGTTGCCACATTATCTGAAAGGCTTTGATGCGTGTTATAAATCTCGTTCTGCCAAAGCATAGGCAAAAGGACTACATCTGTGGCATCTGCCACTTCTTGAAGGGTCGCGTCTGGATACAGTGTGCCAACACCCAATGTGCTGCGTAATTCACTTACTGTGACGAGTGCCATCGCGTTTCCTTTCTAAAGACTCTGAGGGGTAGAGGGCTACTACCCCTCAGAGCGACTTAGTGAGTTTTTACTGCTTGTTATTCTTGAATGCGCCAGCTGCAACCTTAGTAGCAATTGCACCGAATCCGTAGTAACCAACTGTTACTGATCCGTTAGCTGTTGATTCTGCACGCAAGCGGTATGTTGGTGACTCGTACCATGTGTATGCATCTGGGTTGATGATAAGGATTGTTCCATCGCCATCGCCAGCGTTTGTAGGGTCTACGAACAAGTTCAAGCCCGCGACGTTTCCTGTCAATGATGTTGGTGCTACTGCTCCACCTGCGTTCATTGGCTGTGATGCTGTGTAGATTGGGCGACCCGCATCGTTCAATGACATGATGTTAGACCATTGTCCTGTTGAAACAACCATGTTGCGAGCGAATGGGTTTGCTAGTCCTGCTGTTGCGCCATAGACAGAAGCTGAACCGCGAGCAACAATTCCAAGCAACTCTGATGCTGTTGGGTATGTTGTTGTGGTTGTTGCATCTGCTGTTGCACCTGCAATAAGAGCAGCGTTCACTGCTGCGTTTGTTGCCTTTGCGTAAGCTGCTGCCATGTTGCGCACTAGTTCATCGAAGAATGCTGGAGATGTACGATCTAGAAGTTCAACAGAGAATGTCTGCTGTCCTGCGTACTTCTGCACTGTGACAGATAGGAAGTTAGAGTTTTGATCTGTATCTGAGAATGCATCATTCTCTGGCTCGATCGCAACTGTTGGCATCTGTGTGATGCGTGGGATCTCGAAAGTCATACCTGCATCAGGAAGCACTCCGCGAGAGATTGCATCGATTGATGGACGGATTGTTGTTCCGAGTGGGTTGATGATTTCTGACAATTGGCGTGTCGGTACTAGACCGCTGTTGTCCGAAGTATCTGCTGCTGCGCGTAGGTACTGACGAGCATCCTCATCGCCTAGAGCTGCGCGAATTGAGTTTTCTGCATACTTAGCTGCTGTTACTTCAATGCGTGGCTTTGTGAAGTATGCTGCTGAAACAGTTGGGCGAGCAGCTTCGACCGCTGGTGCTTCAACTGGTGTTGCTTCGACTGCTGGAGTGGTTTCTTCCACGGTGGCTGTCTCGCTTTCTGTTGGTTGGGTTGATTCTTCTACAGCAGATTCTTCTGCTGCAATATCAGTAACCTGAGCAGACTTAAATGCTGGCTCTGTTACTAAACTTACTTCGACCAAGCGAGCAGCGGATACATATGTCACGCCATCCTTGATCTTTGACTTGAGGACTTCTGCCCCGATTGACAGACCGCTTTGCAATCCTTCTTCTGCAAGGATCAGAGCCTCTGTACCGCGTTGTGAGCGACTTATAGAAAATACAGCATCGATAGAATTGTCTGACTCGCTGAATGAGACCATTCTGCCTAAAGGTTTCTTTGTGTCGTGCTGACTTAGAAGCTTTATAGATTTAGGATCTTCGATAGCAATAGATCCAGAGGCAAAGATTACCTTGCCCATATTTGTAGATCCTGCTTCGACATTGAGAGGCACGATCTTGCCTGATACTGTGCGACTCGCTGAATCTGCTGTGAGATCAGCTGAGAAGGTGATTACTTGGTTCATTCTAGACCATTGCTTCCGTTAGGTGTTAGATCTGTCATTTCCATAGCCTGTTCCTGTGTGACAAGATTCAGGGCTAGGAGTTTTTCAATTACTGCAAGTTCTTGCAGTGGATCAGTGCGCAAGAAGTTTTTATCAATATCAAACTTAACTACATTGCCACGAGCAGTAATGTCATCCATTGATAAGCGATCTTCAATCGCAGTAATGAATGGCTGTAGAGATAGCGTTAAGAATTGCTTGCGTTCATCATTGACATTTTGATATGTATAACTTGAGTTCTGATCTGCTGACACATAGATCGCTGGCACATTGCATAGGCGCGCAATTTCAGTAGCAAGATTCTGGATTGCTTCGTTGTACATCATGTCTTTAGGTGAAAAGCCAACAGTCTTATAATCTAAAGTGCTTGTTAGATAAGCAGTGGAGTTACTTTGACGAGCTCTTTTCCATGCCGCTAATAATCCTTGAACTTCTGCCGGTGGAAGGTCAGCACCTGAGTTCTGAATGAAGCCAGTACTCATTGGAGTTGCTGCTGCGATTGCTGCTGACTTCTGAACATCAATAGCTGCGCGAATTGTTTGCACTCCAGTGTTAAGAATGCCATCACCTAACGATTGGAATGTGACAAGAGATCCAAGTCCGTCCATTGGTAATGTCGTGCCATCAACTGCATAAGATTTAACAAAAGTATTTGTGCTATCTAGTGTTGCAGTTACTCGATGATTAGCGATCCATTCGAACCGAGCGGGCCTGCCATCTTCCTGATAGACCTCTACGACCTTCCAGAAGGCTTGCCCATAAAACAGAAGTGAATCAACAGTCCACGCAATAGTTACAGATCGTGGCTGCGAATATGAAGGCTGCTCTAACCATGCAGGTGAGCCAAGTTCTTCATTAGTAGATTTCTTATAAAGCTCGAGAGGAATTGCTCCGATGGTTCCGCACAATAGATTGCGACAACGCATCAGTGCTGGTACAGAGATCGCTTCGCTTCTGCCGATGAATGCATATGGGAAGGGCATTGCATAAGGTGAATACTCACCAAGCACCTGAGGTGCGGACTGAGCCTGTAATTGTGGCTTAGGTTCAAGCCCGAATGTCTGCAAGATTCTACCCATAGACAGAAACTATAGCATTTGTCAAGCAATTAGACAATGTGATATGGGTGTGTCTAAGTAAAGATTTGTGGCTTAGCCACTGGAAGCATTAATTTAGAGACGACCATAGCAAGTCCAATAGGGGCTGAGATATCTCCAGCACTCTTTCGCTTGATGATTCTCCATGCCGAATCGTTCACCTTAGCTGCGCAGTTATTCATCTGCTGGATCAATTCTTCTTGCCCATTATGAACCACGCGAGCATTGACCAAGCCTTCTAATAGATCGCCACAGGCTTTATAGAATTGTTGTCCTGAAACATCCTCGACCATGACTCCAGCATTGGCTAAGCGATCTGCAATCGACTGCGTGGCGTACTTATCAAAGCAGACTAATCGCGGCTTATAGATGTCGCACCACGCCTTTATACTTGCTGCCATCTTTAGCTCATCAATAGCAACCTGAGAGCTATAAGTCTCCAAAATCCCGATGCCAATCCGTCCATCTGGAAGAAGTTGTCCAGCGACTAATGATCCGTTCCTGCGTGACGGACTGACATCGAAACCGAATATAGTATAAGCCCCTGGATTCATTTCTAGTGTGTTATCAGATGTGTCCTGTAAAACGCCATGAGGCCACGGACTACTTAACGAATCGATCCACTGGCAAAGAGTCTCAGTACGCGTGTTCTCAATCGGTGAGGTAGCAATCGCTTCTTCAATCGCTTCCTCCGTGATGGTGTACCCCATTGAGGGGTTAGCCAAAGCCCATGCATTTCGATCGTCTATCTTGCAATATTGAGGGGCTGAGTATTCATAGAATCCAAAGGACTTTGGCGGGTAGTCGATTGCTCGTTCTCTAAGGTCATTGAGAACAGTTGAGAACGCATCTCCAGCATTCGAGGTAAGAAGTGTCTGACTATTTGGGTGAGCTCTAGTAGTTGGAGTTGCTGCTCTAAATCCATCTTCAGAGATTTCTCTGACTTCATCGATGTAAAGTAGCCCGTTGACACTTCGTCCTCTAGA